CGCACAGGATGTAATTGAAGAGTGTGCAGCTTTTCCATACGGTGATCATGATGATTTGGTAGATAGTATGACACAGGCAGTTATGAGATTTAGACAAGGTGGATTGATACAACATCCTGAAGATTACCAAGAAGAGCCTCTACCAGAGAAACAAAAGGTATATTATTAATGTTTAGATTTCTAAAAGCAGTTATGTCTCTTTCACGTCAAGGTGTAAAAAAAGAAGACATTTTAAAATTTGCAAAACAAGAATTTGGTGAAGTAACCGACGATCTTAAAAAAATTATCAATAGAATATATTCAAGATCCAAGTCTCAGGGATCAGGAACCAAGGATCAGAAAAAGGGTGAAGTAGTTCCTTTTAAAAAAGGCATGCAAGAAGATATGCCAGAAACATTTAATCTTCCAGATCCAGTTAGAGAACAATTAGGATATCCAAATAGAATGATAGAAGGTGCAGTTAGAACCGCAGCAAGAGAATTGCTTCTTGAGAAAGGAATAAATGTAGCAAAAGGAAAAGATCCAATTAATACATTTAGAGAAGTATTTGGTGAAGATGCATTAGAAATAGTTGATGGCCTACAAGATCAATTATTAGAAGTATCTAATTTTCCAGAGTTAAAAAGAGTTTTACAAGAAAATAAATTATATGATTTAGAACCTAAAAAAGGTGTAAACATTAAGGAGACAAAAGAGGTAGAAGAAATAACTGAATTTGATCCAGAAGGGAGAAAACCAAATTCTGAAGGTGGTATTAATAGATTAGGTTTTTTTGCAGGAAGTACAAAGTTACCAAAATTAATTAAAAAAGGAAAAGAATTAATTAAAGCAGGTAAGGGTAAATTTACAGCAGCGCAAGTTTTAATTGAAAGATTAAAGAATACAATTAAAGCAATGCCAGAAGATGAATATGTCCAAAGCACATTTCCTAATTTTATAAAAGAGATAGAACAGAATCCAAAGCTTGCAGAAAACAAACAAGTTCAAGAAGCTTTAGGTTTTCGTGACTTACCTAAAAATCAAAGACTGGTTGAGTATGATGATGGTACGTTTGATTTTTATACACAAGGTAAAAAAGGTGGTATGGAGAGTGCAGAAAAATTAGCAGACGAATTAGGTATCTCTATGGAAGAAGCTGTTAAAATAAAACTGATGGAGCCAGAAGATCAGATCCTAGAAATAGAAATGAGAAAAAGAATTATGGATCAGAATAGAAAGAAAAACGCTAAAGGCGGTTTGAATTATTTAATGGGACTTGAATGAAGATAGGTGAATACGAACAGATGATGGCTCATCTGAAAGATTCATTTAATCCTTCAGAGTTAAGAGCTAGAGTTGCGATGTTGGAATCTAACAACGCAATTGGTGGAGGAATAATTCAAGGACAAGATTTAGGTACACGTGAAGGTTTTGCTGGACCTAAATTACTTAAGGCTGGAGAAAACGCAGGTAAATATCAAGTTAAATATAGAGATCCTGAGTTAGGAAAAAGAGCTGATGGTAGAGGTAACATAGAAGCAACTAAATATTTTAACACAAAAAAAGAAGCCGATGCTTTTTATAAAGAAAATCTTAAAAATTTAGGTAAGAAAAAAGCAGAAGGAAAAGCTGTTAAGATGACTGAACATGCTGAAATGATTAATAATGCTGTGTCTAAATTTTTTGATGAAAACATAAACAAATATAATATCGATGAATTTGAAAAATTTAAAAAAGATTTAGTTAAAAAAATAAAAAATATTCCAGATATACCCGGAAGAAAAACTATTAGTAAAGAATATCCTAATGTAGGTAATGTAGAATCTAGATTACCTTTTTCAAAATATAAAATACCTGTCTTAGCTGAAGCAAGTGGATCTGCTAAAATAGATGTAAAAGACACATTTTTCAAAAAATTATTTTATGCAGGTAAATTAGAAACAGATCCTGATTTAGCTAATAGTGCAAAAAGTTATTTTAACTATGTAAGTTTAAATAAAACAGGACGTAATTTAGATAGTTTAAAACAAAAGTATTCAGCATTTTTTGATAATCCAAATGATGTTTTATATTTATTATCTGATGAAACAGGTCTTAAAGGTAAAGCTATGAGCAATGTTTTAAGAACGTATTTTCCTGAATCGTATCCACAATTTTCTGAAAAAATGAATCTTTCAACAAAAGCCCGTAGAGAAAATATTGCAACAATAGAAAATTTTTTAACTAATAAACAATTAAAAGATGCTTTAGATGGAGAAACATCTATCGAAAAATTTATGAGTAAACAGCATGATGCTCTTAAAAAAATATTTAATCCTAAAGGGCTAGATAGAAATTTATTTATGGCGACAGACCATGTTGAAGGAATTGCTGAAATAGCAAGAATGGATAATGCAGACGACATGGTTAGAGGTTTAAAAAATTTAATTGGTATGACTAATATTAGAAACTTAAAATTGGGAATGAATGGTTTTTCTAATAAAAGAAAAAATTTAATTAATAAAATTAATGATGGAATAGATGTTGAAGCTAATTTAAAAGAGTTAAATAAAATAACTTCAATGGGTGACCCTGTTGCAGGAATTGAACCCGCTTATCCTGAGTTAAAAGGTAAGCCTGCATATCAAATTAAAAATGGAAATTTAACTGTTACTAACAATTTTAACTTTAGTAAAAACAAACAATCCGATAGATTTATTCAATATTTTTCAGAGTTAACAGATGATAAAAAAGCTAAAAAAATGATATTCCAACAATTACCTGAAAACGTTCAACTACAAAATATTATGAAAGAAGTTGCAATGTCTAAAAAAGACAAAGGTGCACTTGCAAAACAATTAGATAAAGCAGGTGTTAAATTAACTAAATCTCAAAAAACAAGAATGAATGAGTTAGGTTATATAGATGCAGACTTATTGAAAGACATAGGTCGAACTGCAGGATCTGGTGCTCTTAAAACTTTAGCTGCATTAGATATACCTATACTTCAATTAGGTTTTGCATCTATGACAGACTTTGCAGAAGATAATCCATTGATGACTACTATACCTTTGATGTTTACAGATGAAGCCTCAAAGTTAACAGGACTATATAATCAGTCGGGTGGTAAGTTTAAAAAATTTATGAGACTTGCAGCAAGAGCTGGTGTTCCATTGGAAAAAGCTAAAACTATTTTTCCTATGATTTCTAAAGTTGGAAGAGTTGGATCTCTTGCAGCACCGGTGTTAGAAACTGTTCAAGAAGGATACAAAGCAGCAAGAAATGTATCTAGAGCAAAAGAAGAAGCTAGAAATTTTGGTATACCTGAAGAACAAGCAATGGAAGGTTTAGAAAAAATGTATGCATTGAACAGACCTGTTGTTGGTGATTATATGGATGCGCCTGAAATGTCTGAAAGAGGTAAAGCAAATCTTGAATCTTTAAAAAGAGGCTTTCAACAGTTTGGTTCATTTTTTGGATTAAGTGAAGACCCTTATGCAATGAGAGAACAAAAAGCAGAAGGAGATAAACCTAAAGGTGCTGCTAAAATGACTAGACGAACATTTTTAAAATTAGCAAGTTTAGTTCCTGCAGTTTTAACTGGAGCTGCTGCGATAAGATTTGGACCAGCAAAAACTAAAAAAATATTTACAGCAATAGAAAATTTAAAAGATACAACAACAAAACTTCCAACTTGGTTTAAGGGTTTTGCAGATAAATTTAGAAATACAGGAGATTCTGTAAACATATATAAAAAACAAAAAGTACCTATATCAAAAGGTGAGTATGAAAGAGCTGAACTAGCTAAAGAAGCAAATGTCTATTCTGATACTGCAAGAACATTAGATTATAAAAAAAATAATCCACATCACATGGATTATTATAGATTAGTAGATACTGATGAATTAGTTGGAACTACATATACTAATAAAGATATGCCGGGTATTCAAATAGATGATTTTGCAGATGGAGAACTTTCGGTTAAATTTGAAAATGATTATTCTCAAGAATCTGAATTGGTGTATGTTAAACCAGGTTCAAAATATTCTGACTATCAAGTTGGAGACAAGAGATATATGTATGAACAGTTTAATCCTGAAGAAACAGCTAAAACAAAAGGAGATTTTATAGCATACGATTCACAACCTATTTCAACAACACCCGATGGAGATTATGATATAGATGCTGTGGTAGTAGATGATGTGGGTAATATGTTAGAAGGAACTACTCGTTCTATGGAAGAATATTATACAGGAAAACCTGTAGATGAAATATCTGCTGGAGAAAAACAAATAATGAGAGCAGAAATGAAAGCAGAAGAAACACCGGACGATGATTAAAGGTAAAAAGAGTGGCCCACCACCTAAATCAGGACCAACACCACAAGGCTTGAATTTATCATACAATACTGTTAAAACTGTAAAACTTACGGAGAAAAAACATGGCAGACATAGACAAGGCTCTTCCAAACGAGCCTAGAAAAGAGATTACGCTTCCAGGTGAAGAAGACATTCAAGAGCAAGTAGTAGAAGCTGTTGAAGAAGAAAAACAATCACCAGATGATATTGAAGTAACAGAAAACGAAGATGGATCAGTTGATATTAGTTTAGATCCAGCTGCAGCAAATCCAGAAGGTGGAGAAGATCATTATTCAAACTTAGCAGAATTTTTACCTGATGATGTTTTAGGTTCATTAGGTTCTGAACTTAATCAAAAATATATGGACTATTCTATGTCTAGAAAAGATTGGGAAAAGTCTTATACTCAAGGTTTAGATTTATTAGGATTTAAATATGACAACAGATCAGAACCGTTTCAAGGAGCGAGTGGTGCAACGCATCCGGTGCTTGCAGAAGCAGTTACGCAGTTTCAAGCGTTGGCTTATAAAGAACTTCTACCTGCCGATGGACCGGTAAGAACACAAATTTTAGGATTACAAACTCCAGAAAAAGTTCAACAATCAACTCGTGTAAAAGATTTCATGAACTATCAAATCATGGATCAGATGAAAGAATACGAGCCAGAGTTTGATTCTATGTTATTCCATCTACCACTTGCAGGTTCTACTTTTAAAAAAGTTTATTACGATGAAGTAGAAGGTAGAGCAGTTTCTAAATTTGTTCCTGCAGATGATTTGGTTGTTCCGTACACGGCTACCTCATTAGACGATGCGGAGGCAATCATTCATAAAGTAAAAATTACTGAGAACGATTTAAGAAAACAACAAGTTGCAGGTTTTTACAAAGATGTAGAATTATCTCCACCACAAGATACTGAAACTGATGTTGAGAAAAAAGAAAGAGAATTAGAAGGTGTAAAAAAATCTAAGAACGAAGATGTTTACACTTTACTAGAATGTCATGTAGATTTAGATCTAGAAGGTTTCGAAGATGTAAATCCAGAGACTGGTGAGCCGTCAGGAATTAAACTTCCATACATTGTAACATTGGAAGAAGGATCAAGAGAAATATTATCTATTAGAAGAAACTATGAAGTAGGTGATCCAAAGAAAAACAAAATACAATATTTTGTACATTTCAAATTTTTACCAGGTTTAGGTTTCTATGGTTTCGGTCTAATTCACATGATAGGTGGACTGTCAAGAACAGCGACCGCAGCTTTAAGACAGCTCTTAGATGCGGGAACGTTATCTAATCTGCCAGCTGGATTCAAGATGCGTGGCATCAGAATCAGAGATGATGCACAATCAATTCAACCAGGTGAATTTAGAGATGTAGATGCACCAGGTGGTAACTTAAGAGATTCATTTATGATGTTACCATTTAA